TATATCATATTCATCGTCATTGTTATTTTTATTTAACGTTATTTTGTTATCCATTATATATTATAATAACACAATTTATTTTTAAATTGTTTTGTCCCATTTTAAATCTTCAAGGGTGTAAACCCAATTAGTATTTAGCATTTCGCATTTCGCATTTCGCATTATTGTATTTAATATATATATATATATATATATATTATATAATGGATTTTTCATCATATTGCACGCCTGCGCGAATATATTTTTTCTTCACAGTATTAAGTGCATTATATGAGGTATTTACTCATGTTGCACTTATTAAAGTTTTTATAGGGGTGATTTATAGTCTTGTATGGACATGGATATTAAATTGGTTATGCGGTAAGGGGTTTACATGGTTATCGTGGTTTCTAGTGTTATTTCCTATGTTTTTGTTCATTGCTGGAATATTTTTCATATTAAAGGATGTAAAAGACGAACAGAAAAAAAGAAACAGATAATTTAACCATATTAAAGATATAAATGAAGTCCATATAACGTGACAGACAAATAAACACACTACCAATAAATGCACAACCCAATTGCAACAACCACAACCACAATAAATATAAAGGAAGAAATAAAAATATTACAATAAATAACAAATAATATATATTGTAATAACAAATTTAAATAGAATACATGACATAATATATTATACACAATATAGATATGAGGTATCCAGTAGTTCTGTTGTTTCGCTACGACAAGTATTCTCATCATGACGCATTTATAAATGCAAACGAGGAAAACATAATGGGGACAGTTCACATAACAAATAAGGTGGAGGATTTAAACAAGTTGTTCAACTGCAATTATCATTTATTAGTGACTTTAGGTGGTCTATGTCGTGACTATTGCGATGATGTAATGATGGTCATCCCGCCAAGAATGCAGTTTCGTTGGATCCATTATATGGACTTACCAAGTTTGAAGACCCTCAATCATTCGTTAAGCTATTGCCTAGTGAACAATGCGATAGAGGACCGCATTAAAACGCGACCAGTCTACTCCATTTTCACGACGTGTTACAAATCCTATGACAAAATCTTGCGCGCATATGACAGCCTAAAAGTACAGACATTGAAGGACTGGGAATGGGTGATTGTGGACGATTCGCCGGATGACGACCATTTTGTCTTTTTAAGGGCGACCCTTTCGCACGATTGTCGTGTAAGATTGTATAGAAGGAATGGGAATAGCGGGAGTATTGGAGATGTAAAAAATGAAGCGGTTTCTTTATGTAGGGGGAAGTATGCGTTAGAGCTAGACCACGATGACGAGATATTGCCAAGTGTGTTAGAAAAAACGAGTAATATATTTGAGAAAGATAGTGAGGTAGGGTTCATTTATATGGATTTTACTAACATATATGAGAATGGTAAAAATTATTGTTATGGGAATGGAGTGCTGTGTCACGGTTATGCGAGTTATTATTGTCAAAAATATAATGGGCGATGGATTTATGTATATATTACGCCAAATGTGAATAATGTAACGCTGACACATCTAACGTGTTGTCCCAACCATCCGCGCATTTGGCGGCGCACGACATTATTAGAGTTGGGTAATTATTCGGAGATGTTACCGATATGCGATGATTATGATATTTTATTAAGAACCGCGATTGGCACTAAAATGGTTAAGATACACGAGCTAGGTTATGTGCAATATATGAACGATGGTAATAATAATTTTTCGTTAATTCGTAATTCGGAGATTAATAGGATTGGGCCTTATTTTATTTCGCCGCAGTTTTACGACATGTACAATGTGAATAAAGTGATGAAGGAGAAGGGCGCCTTTGAGGAGCGGGAATATCCTAGGGTATATAGTAAAATATGGGAAAAGTCTGATGACTTTGAGCATAAATATTGCAATCAAATAATAAATGTGAAATATACTTGCCAATATTGCGTTCTCAATGTGGATGCATTTTACCATCACCTAGATTACATACGCGAGTTGTATAAGGATGAAAACAATGATTTCATATTATTGGACAATGTTGTAAAAAATGAAAAATTATGGGAAATATTAGATAATTGTGGGTTAGATAGGTTTAAGTCATATAGTTTGCCTGATAACACTAGAGATGTGATGGTTAATTATTTCAAAATAATGTATAAATCGTGCGACCAGGCGTTTATTTTAGAGATAGAGGATAAAGAGTTCAGAATATAGATAGATATGCAGAAAGATAGATATGCAGAAAGATAGATATGCAGAATAAATATATAAATATAAAAACAAGTTAAATAAAATCCATTAATATAAAACAATAATGGATTTTATTACTGTGGAAGAAATCCAGACTGGAACAAAGAGTGGTCAAACCATATGTTTAAATATGATTGTTAAGAACGAGTCGCACATCATTGGCAAAACGCTGGACAATCTTACATCTCATTTTAATTTTAGCTATTGGGTAATATCTGACACTGGCTCAACGGATAATACAGTAGAAATTATTGAAACCTTTTTCAAAACAAAACGCATTCCGGGCAAAATTCATCATGACGAGTGGGCGAATTTTGGGCATAACCGGACGGTTGCATTAAATCACGCAATAAACAAGAGTGATTATGTGCTGGTGTTTGATGCAGATGATGAAATTGAGGGGAAACTTTTGCTGCCGGATAAATTAACACACGACGCATATTCCCTTACATTTGGGTCATTGAATGGGTTCAGCTATCATCGTCCATTATTAATAAATAATCATAAAAAATGGCAATACATTGGGGTATTGCATGAATATTTGGATGGTCTAGGTCAGCAAGTGGACAATTGTGTGATACAAGGCGGTTACAGTGTGGTATCTGGTAGGGGCGGAAGTAGAAATAATGACCCGCAAAAGTATTTAAAAGACGCGGCTGTCTTGGAAAAAGCGTATAATGAGATTATTATAACAGATGATAAGAATTCACTGGGAGATAGGTATGCGTTTTATTGCGCAAATAGTTTTTTTGATTATGGGGATTACGAAAGCGCGGCCAAATGGTATAAAATCACATTAACGCGCAACGGTTGGGACCAAGAGAAATATATGTGCTGCTATAAATTGTACAAGTGTTATAAAAATTTAAAACAGATAGACACCGCGCAGTTTTATTTGGTGAAATCGTTTTATTATGATAAAGATAGAGCAGAGTGTGTTTATAAGCTTATCACGTATTATTGCAATGAGGGCCAGTGTGAAATTGCATATGCATATTATTCGGTGATTAAAAAATACTATGAGGCAGATTTTTTGGATGACACATTTGTAAGCAAGCTGTTTGTAGATAATCGTGTGTGTAATTTTTATTTGCCCTACATTATGATTATAGTGAGCGAAAAGGTGAAACAATTTGAGACTATGGTTAAAATGTACCAAATCATATTTTTAAAACGGACCGCGCAAATAGAGCCGCAATACATGTCAAATTTATTATATAATTTTCAGTTTGTTCTTCCTATGTTGAATGATATTGTAAAATCTGTTCCCGATTTCGTGCAGCACATGTTTGAGCTATTTAATAATTACATTGAATTTGCCATAGAAAACAAATATGATGTGTTAAATTATGATTTTTGGGTAAAATATGAGCCGTTGCAAATCCCCATTATTGCGCAAATTTTAAACATGCAGCAAGAAAAGAAAGGCATTAAACAACAATCGCCAGCACAACAATCGCAACTGCAAAAAACGCAACAGGTTGCAATCAATCATTTCAAGTTTGGTGTAAATTGCAAAACAGTATTAATTTTCGCGGGATTTGGCAATAATAACTGGAACTACACATATGGACTAAATAACGCGTTAGGCGGGTCAGAACGCGCAGTGAATTATCTTGCGGCTGCATTTCCCAAGGACTACCAAATAATTATTTCAGGGAATGTAGAGGAAGAAACAATCGGTAATGTTCAGTATGTGAATTTATCTAAATTGGGGTCGCTCATATCGCAAACGTTTTTTCACACGATTATTGTTTCCAGATATGTCAGCTTTTATGAGATATTCCCCAATGCGCAAGCATTGCAAACCTTTATATGGGTTCATGATACTGCGTTATCCCCATATGGATGCAATTTAAGCGAATTCCAACTTTTGGAAAAACATGGTGACCGCATTGATGGCGTCGTTTGTTTAACAGAGTGGCATAAAACTCATATAGGAAATAGGTACCCTTCTTTGAAATCCAAGATACACATTATTAATAATGGCATAGTATTGTCTATGTTTAAAGAACCGTCCAACGTGAAAAAGATAAAAAACCGTTTTGTATACACCTCATGCTCAGAAAGAGGGTTAGAACGGTTATTACAACTTTGGCCAGAGATACTTAAAATTATTCCTACCGCAGAGTTGAAAATTTCTTCCTATAATAATTTCCCTGGCAATTCAGATGATGAGAGAATGCAGAAAATTATAAAACAGCATCATTCTAGCATCCAGCATTGTGGCAAATTAAGCCAACCAGAGTTGTATAACCTCATGGAATGCGCGGAATATTGGTTATACCCAAGCAACTGGCCAGAGACGTCGTGCATCACTGCAATTGAGATGTTGCGGTCTGGAGTGTTATGTTTATATTATCCTGGCGCAGGGCTAACTAATACAATGAATGGAAACGGTATTCAAATAAGACCAAATGAAGAAATTAACGCGCTACTAGCGCTGCATAATTCACCGCAAGAGATTAGGGATACGATGATTGCGCAAGGCATTGAATATGCAAACACGTGTTCATGGAATAGTCGCGCGATAGTTTGGGATAACATGTTGCAAACGAATGTTCAGGCAAAAATGAAAACCCGAAAATACATTAAAATAATAAATCTTCCCCAACGGTTAGATAGAAAAACTCAAATGACGGAATATTTGAATGCGGAGTCTGTTGAAAACTATGAATTTACTAAAGCAGTATATGGTAAAGATTTGGCACCCACATTGAAAATTAAAGAGTTGTTTTTAGGGAATGATTTTAAATACAGAAAAGCCGTTATTGGTTGTGCGTTCAGTCATATTAACTTATGGGAAGCACTCGTCGCGGATTGCATGAATGATTATTACGTGATTTTAGAAGATGACGTGACATTGTGCGATGATTTTAAGAATAAGTTGGACCATGTAATAGAGTTATATGTAAAGCAAAAGGTGGATTATTTATTAATTGGAAGTCAACTGCTCAAGGATGAGAAGTTTGCAAAGGAAGAATTAGACATTAGCATATTAAAGCACAGCATTAGCGCATATGGCGCGTTTGGTTATATTATTAGCAAAAATGCATGTAACAAAATTTTAAAATACATTAATGTTCATCACGTTACACGTGCGATTGATTGGGTTGGCATATATATTAATGCGGGGGTTGTAATGTGGACTGTAAACAAGTGTTTGGTGGATACACCTTCATTTCAGCTGAACAATAATCAAGATACGGACATCCAGATGTCCTATGATGCGTTTGATTTTACAGGACTTGAAAATGTGGAGGATAATCAAAAAACCGCAACAAATGCAACAAATGCAACAAATGCAACAAATGCAACAAATGCGGTTAAAGTTGCATATGCGGACTGGTGGGCCACTGAATATTGTGGAGGAAATTTTGATAAACACAATAATTTCTTGATAAATATAATCAAAAAATATGCGGCCCTAGTTTCAAAAAGTGTGGTTGTGGTAGAGCACAATGAAGAACCGACTATTCTATTTTATAGTTTATTTGGAAATACGCATATGCAATATATTAATAATCCTAATATCAGGTGTATATTTTATTCAGGAGAACCTTATCCTGCGCGACCCGTATCTGCATATAATTTTACATTTGATAAAACATGTGTGAAAACCAATAATACAAGATTACCGTTATGGTTAATGTATGACAATACACGATTAATTGAGTTAAGCAATGACCGTAAAAAAGGTATTTTTGAGAAAGTGGATAAAAAAGAACGATTTTGTTCTTGTATTGTGAG